CATATGTTAGCGGAGTAGCAGTTACCGCTGTTACAGCAAAAGTTCCGTTAGGTGGATTTGTAGTAGCTGTTAGACCGCTAACATTTACCGCGTCACCTACTGAGAAGAAAGTTGAAGGGTTCGCACCTGTGAATGTTAGAGTGATGGTTGTTCCGGTGAATGCAGCAGTGAAAGTGCCACCAGTACCTGTTGTGCTATTTGCAACTACGAAGTTTCTGCTTCCTAGTAGTGAGTTCCATAGAGCTTCTTCTGGCGCTCTGTGGAAGCTGGAAACGATTGTTGGTCTAGCGTAGATGTCAAAGTTCCATTCTGCGGGAGCTAGTGAGTCATTGAAGACTCTCTGACCTCTGCGGCTTCTGCCGTTGACGTCGGACATTTCACTTAGAGTTACGTTGCTTGAATTTGTTGCTTGAGAGAATGAGTATCCATTTAAAACAGGAAGTTCCCAGAGAACACTCCCCTGCTCTAAATAAACCTTAGTATCCCTATTAAAAAATAGGTTTGTATCACCTACTGCCATTTTGATCTCCTAAAGTACCTAGTACTTTACTTGTAGGGTCATCTCTCCTACACCTAATGGTGCGAGGGCTCCCTGATCTGTGTCTATTAGTGTTATAATAATATCTCTTGTAGTACCTGTATTACCCGAAGAATCGATGTATGCCAACCTACCATTTTTGTCTAGAATTAATTCGATATCTTCGAGTAATTTTTCAAGAGCTATAATTGAGTCCTCTTCGTTCACATAGGCGCGAAGAATTAAATCCAGGTATCTATCCTTGAACCCACCGCCTTGGTGGACAATAGATCCCGGTCCGGCGACCAAGCATACACAAGGAAATTCTGTGATTTCATCCCAGAACTTCATTCTTGGATAGACCTGTTCTCCTAAATCTGTTGAGTAGCCGTTTCCATGACTAATCATCTTTAATTTATCTGAAAGAGCTTCTACTATCGAACTCCTTCTTGTTCTATTTATCTCTGACATTAGGCTCTCCTTGTATAAAATCTGCCTATAGCCATCTCACGTACTACCTCTCGTACGGACTTGTCCACTAAGGCTCTTGGATCCCTCTGTGGTGTATTCCAGGGAGATCTACCTAGTGCTCTATCAAAAACATCATAAGGATTTCTTTCGTAGTCAAAAACAAATGTAGGAAAACCCTCTTTAGTCTCTTCAACGTGAGTTATCTTTGCAGACTGTGCAAAACTTCCAGTTCTATTAACTAGGGACGGGTACCTCATGTTAGCAATGACTGTAGGAGTCAGTCTGGAATTTATAACTGGTAGTAGCTGATTCCAATTCTGTCTAGCGGGAATGGCTTTATCCGAAGTCTTTCTTTTACCTTTTAATACTACTCCAGAATCTATTTCAGTTTCGACCTGCACTATTTCTTTTTTAATAGAGCTAGAAGTTTTATATGAAGAGTTGGGAATATTTTTTACAGAAGTTTTTGCTCCGGCTTTTTTGCCTGTAAGTAGAATCTCATTTCTAATTATATCTATACCCGAAGGAGAGGAACTAAAATTTGCTCAGTCCGCGTCTCTAGCTAGAGCAGTTATCTGCTTTTTTATGGAGTTTACCAACGCGAACTCTTTTGCAGCTTGAATTCTTCTGTTTGAATCTACTCCTTGTTCCCTTACTAATATATCTCCTTCGAATGTTATACTTTTTATATTCTTGAGCCTTGGATTTGTCCTAACTTCTGCTAATATCTTAAACAGAGGCGACTCTTTTTTAGTTACTCGTTTCTTAGATGCCATGGCCTTCGCTTCTAGTTTTTCTAACATAAACTGTACGCGTTTTTCTGCTATACTATATCCCTCTGTATGCCCTATATCGAGTAATCCGCCAACTCTTTCTCCATTTTTTTCGTAACCTTTTATTCTTGGTAGAGCTCCTAACTCTTGTTCGTTTAAAATGAGTTCAGTCTCTAATATATCTTTTAGAGCTTTTAATGCTGGAGCTCTTTTTTTGTCTATAAATGACTTATAGACTGAAGAGGAGTTATTCTTACTTTGAATTCTAATAGTGAATATCTCTGAGGTTGAATTTATAATGTCTGTTGAAAACCTTGAGTCATCTTTGGACATACTACTTGAGATAGTATTAAAATAGGCTCTACAAGCTTTTTCTATTACCTCTTTTCTATAAGGATTTATCTCTATCTTTGGAGAATTTTTTGAGGCCAATTCTCCTGATACCTGATCCGTAACTTCTTTTAGTAAAGAAGAAAATTCGACTGTGTATATATGTGGCCTAGCATTTATTAATGCTCTAGGATCTTTTGGCTTGTCTGTCTCTGCTTCTCTAATTACTTTAGAAGCTAGATCATTTAGAAGCCAGGTTAATTCTCTCTTAGCCATTTCTATATAGATCCAGAACCCTTATTACGTGAGCGGGCCACTTGGAGCTACCCATTTTACTTAGTCCAGTATCAATAGTCGCAGCCCCTAGTGTCTTTCTCTCCTTGTACTCCTCTTTATGGTAGTGGTGTACGAGATCTAATGCTGCGATTTTTACATCTTCGGGCGTTGTTTCGTGTCCTGCGGTATAAGTAATTTTTACTGAGCCAAATCCCTCTGGCCAGTAGCCCGAGTGTTTAAATACTGTGTCTATAGCAGGGTCTACGTAATATTCAGTAGACACTAAAGTTTTATATGCTTCCGTATACTCATCCCTATATTCAACGAGGCTAACTGTCTTTACAGGCCATTCGTTAAGAAGTATAGCGTGCTGAGATTGCTTCACATTAAATACTTCTTGCTTAGGTACAGTATAATAATCTATAAAGGAGTGGCCGCAGTATGTCTTTACTAAGTTACTGACAGAAGCAATAATAGCAGTAAGCTCCTCATCGCTATCTGTTTTGGTTAACTTTTTATATAGCTTATAATCTGCTAATGTTATTAATGCTGGCATTTGGTACTCCGAAATAGAAAGGGGGCTGCTGGTAGCGCAGCAACCCCCTCCCATTGGCTTTTATTAACTATTATGTAGCGGCTGGATACTTGAAGCCGATAACTGACTTGGCGTTAGGAATGATTTCCTTGAAGCCTAGACGTTGTGAGGTTACAAGTACTCTGTGCTGATCTTCTACGCTGTAGTCGCTTTCTACAGTTACGCCACGCTGACGTGGGATAACGAAGTTGCGAGTGTTAACAGCTAGAGCGTAATACTTGCCTGCGGCTGCGTCTGGGAACTCGTCGCAAACCATTACTGGTGAGCCGAATACCTGACCTACTTCGCCGGTTAGCTTTGTAGCTTGAGTATTAACTAGGTTGAAGTCTTGGAACTCAGCATCTTCTAGTAGCTCGAAGTAAGCGCGTTGTGAAACGATGTAAGCTACGTCGTTTGCACGTAGACCGTACTTGCCCATGTTCTTACGTAGGCTTAGTAGGCCACCAGCAGTTAGAGCTGGAAGAGTAGCTGCTGTACCTGTGTTTAGGTCGCGGCTCTGAGTTGATGCGTATCTTAGTAGACCTTGAGCAGCGGTGATTGATGGATATGCGCCATCAGCGTGGCCGCCTAGAAGGATCATGTTTTCTACGCCACGTGCGTGCTGACGGATCATGGCTTCACGTAGGAGTGGAAGAACAGGCATGATTGCATCTTCTTCTGTTTCATTTCCTAGGTAGCTCTTAGCAACCATCTTTACAGTGCGTAGTTCGATTTCTGTTAGGTTGATACCGGCGCGGTTTGTACCACCACGGGCGTCTAGTGTACCTGTTGGGGCCGCTGCATCGGTTGATCCGGCATTTGCTGTGATTTCAGCGTATCCAGTGTCTGGCATGATTGGAACGATCATGCTTGCAGTGTTCATTGCGATTTCGCGGAACATTGGAGCAAGGATTAGCTCGTTCTGAATGTCGCGCTCAATGTTTGTTGAAACTTCTTGTTCGAAGTCTGCTGAAGATACTTGAACTGAAGAGTGAGCGTTAACCTTCTCTAGTAGTTGCTTAGCGAAAGCTGTGTCATATCCCTTGCCAGTAACGCGAGCAAGCAGATAGGCGTCTTCCATATCCTTACCGAAGGACTTCTTCCAGTCGGCGGTATTTCCACGATCTGAGAATACGCGCTTGCTGTTTGTAACAGCCGCGATTTCAGCGCTCTTTTCTGCTAGTTCTGAGCGTAGTCCATCTAGAGCCTTTGTTAGGTCTACTTCCTTGTCTTGGAAGCGCTTTTCTAGTTCGGCAGCAATTCTTTCTTCTGAAGT